TTACCCCGTAAAGGCGTTCGCGGGAACGGCGATCGCTAACGCGTGCGCCGTGCTACTCGACGACGTACGTAACAGGCGGGTCGTTCACGACGGGAACGAGGTTCTCGCCGGGGATCTCGCCCGGATGATCCCTAAGCCGTTCGGCGACGGGGCAATGGTCCCGACGCGTAAGGCCGTGGCGACGGGTTCGATCGCGGGCGGTATCGCCCTGACGATCGGTTACGCGCTCGTCCAACTCGCCGGGGAATCCGACACCGAGGTCGCCTACCGAAAATAATCCGACACGCCGCGCCGTGGAGATTGACTCAATCCCGTAAACCTTGATATCGGGGGAGAGGTGGCGATATTCGGTGCTTCCAAGGTTCGTGAGTCTTTCGTGCTTACGGCCGCGGCTCTCGACGCACAGGCCCCCGATATGGCGGCCGCGTCACGGTCGATCACGCTCGCCGATTTCGTCACGGGCGAGGGGTACGTATCGCGTGAGGTAGCCCTCAGCGTTCCCGCCTACCGCCGCGCCCGAACCCTCGTCGCTCAGACTCTCGCCGGGTGCGTGCTCAAGGTGCGCGAATCCGACGGCACGCTTCACGACCCGACGTACCCGTTCCTACAGCAACCCGACCCGGGTCGCCCCTCGGTCGCCCTGTGGGCCGATCTGGTCGGCGATCTATGCGATTACGGCGTGGCGTTCGCTATCAAGTCTCAGGACTCGAACGGGCAGCTCGTCGGCATTACCCGCGTCGATCCCGAGAACGTGACGACGACTGCCGACGGGTACGAGATCACGACCTCGGCGACCGACGTATGGGGCCGTATGGTCGGTACGGCCGAGGTGCGCCGCTACTCGCCGCGGCAGATTCTCGCATTCGAGTCTGACGCCGGGAATTGGTTGCGGTACGGATCTCGGGCAATCAACACGGCCCGGCTCCTAGAGGACGCCGCCCGCACCTATGCGAGCGCACCTAGCCCGACTACCGTCCTGTCGAACACGGGCCCGCGCAAGACTCCCGAGCAGGTCGTCGAGCTCCTCGACGCGTTCGAGGCGGCACGCCGTACCCGCTCGACCGCCTACACCGGGCGCGATATCACCCTCGAATCGTTCGGATTCGACGCGACACAGATCGCCCTCAGCGACGCCCGCGGGACCGCGGTTCTCGATATCGCACGCGTGACGGGCGTCCCGTCCCTGTACCTGGGGCAAGGCGCGAACGATGCCTCGATGACGTACTCGAATATGACTCAGCAGCGACTCGACCTCCTAAACGCGATCCAACCGTTCGCTACCGCGATCGAGCAGCGGCTCTCGTGGAACGACGTAAGCACAGACGGTACGACCGTGCGTTGGGATTTCTCGGCGTGGCTACGTACCGACCCCAAGCTACGCGCCGAGATTGCCGCGATCTATGTCCCGCTCGGCGTTCTCACCGTGGACGAGGTTCGCGCCTACGAGGATCTCGCCCCGTCCAACGCCGCACCCGCAGGAAGGGCCCCCAATGCGAATTGAGTTCTCGCACACTCTCACCGCCGCCGACACCGCCCGCCGCACAATCACGGGACGAATCGTCACGTGGTCCGAGGTCGGTTCTACGTCGGCAGGCCCCGCCCGGTTCGAGCCGGACTCGATCGAGTTCGCCGACGACGTGCGCCTCGTGCGGGAGCACGACGACACGAACCCTCTCGGACGTGCGGTCGAATTGACGGCCAGTGCGGCAGGGATCGACGGCGTGTTTCGTATCGCCGCTACCCGGTCGGGCGACGACGCACTCGTCGAGGCCGCCGACAAACTCCGCGACGGCCTGTCGGTCGGCGTCGAGGTTCTCGAATCCGAATTCGAGGGCGAGGTGCTCGTCATTACGGCGGCCCGCCTCGATCACGTTGGGCTCGTGACACGGCCCGCCATTGACTCCGCACGCGTGACACGCGTCGCGGCCTCCGCAACACCTACACAGAATGAGGAAGAAATGAACAACGAACCCGAGATCGTCGAGGAAATCGACGAGACCGAGGGCGTCGAGGTTGTCGAGGTCGTCGAGGCCGCGCACCGTCCCGTCGTCCGAACCCGTCCCCGCGTGACCGAGTACGACTCGGCCGCCGATTATGTCGTCGATTACGTGACCGCCGCCCGTGGCGATCGCTCGGCAATGTCCCGCGTCACCGCCGCGAATCAGGTCGTCGCCGATAACCTCGGCATTGTTCCGAAGCCTCTCGTCGGGAACCTGCTCGGCGCGGCTAACGGCCGTCGTCCGATCGTGGACTCGTCCCGCCGTATGGCTATGCCGCGTGCGGGCAAGGTGTTCTCTCGCCCGCGTATCACTCAGCACACGCTCGTAGGCGCACAGGCGACCGAACTCACCGCCCTTGCCTCGCAGAAGATGACCATCACGGCCGACGATCTGACGAAGGTCACCTACGGCGGCGCGCTGACGATCTCTCAGCAGGACCTCGATTGGACCGACCCGGCGATTCTCGGGATCGTGATTGACGACCTCGGGAAGATGTACGTCAAGCAGACCGAGGCCGCAACCTCGACCGTCTTGTCGGCGATCACCGCGTCGGTTACCGCCGCAGACGCAACCTCGAAGGCCGTTATTGGCGCAATCTACGAGGCCGCCGCCAAGGTGTCGCAGGGCGTGGACGAACTGCCGAACACGATTTGGGCCTCGCCCGATATGTGGCAGATGCTCGGGTCGCTCGTGGACGGTTCCGGCCGCCCGATCTTCCCGACCGTCGGCCCGGTCAATGCGGGCGGCACTCAGAACGCTACGTCGTTCTCGGGTAACCCGCTCGGCCTAAACCTTGTCGTGTCCTCGGCTCTCGCCGCGGGTTCGCTCATCGTGGGCCGTAACGAGTTCCTCGAAACCTACGAGGATCTCGGCGGCACGTTGTCCGTCGTCGCACCGTCCACTCTCGGATTCGATCTCGCCTACTACGGCTATTTCGTTCCGTGGGTCGCCGAGGCGTCGGCGTTCTGCAAGTTGGTTCCGGCCGCCGCTCCGGCGTCTAAGTAACCGCATAGACCGCTCGGGCCGGGCGGCGGGTACTCCCGTTCTCGCCGCCCGCCCGAGCACCCCTCTACCTCGAAAGGCGACCTAATGGCGACCGCGTTCCCGCTCGTAACAGGCGAGCACGTAGCGGCCGCTCTCGGCGTGCCCGTCGCCACTCCCGCAATGGAAACGGCCGCACTCGTCGCCGACCAATGGCTACGCCCCTACCTCGCCTCTACCGCGTTCCCTGACGGGATCGAATCACCGTCGGTCGCACCCGTACACGAGGCCGCACTCGCCGTCGCTATCGACGTTCTGCAATCGCGCAACGCCGCGGGCGGGCAGTCGGTCGGGTTCGAGGTCACAGGCGGCCCGTACCGAATGGGCTCGGCCCTGTGGGGCAAGGTCGCCGGACTCGTCGCACCGTGGGCCGCGCAAGGTTCCGAGGTCGGCTAAATGTCTTTCACTAGCACGCGCCACGAGCTCGCCGGGTATTACCTCGCCGCGGGTATACAGACCTACCCGAGCGCGCCTCAGACTCTCGTCACGCCGTGTGTCGTGATCCTGCCCGACTCGCCGTGGATCGAACCGAATCGCGTCGGCGACAAGATTCGCGCCCGTATGTCGTTCACCGTTACCGCCTACGCGTCGGCGATCGAGAACGAGATCGCGCTCGCCGCGATCGAGGATCTCGTCGAGGCGATCATTCGTGCAACCCCGCACGGACTACTCATTACCTCGGTCGGCCGCCCGGTCGAATCCGATCAAGGTTCGCAGGGCGTCACGCTCTCGGCCGCCGTAAATATCTCCGCACAAATTGAGGAAGGCTAAACAATGGCACTCGTAACAGGTAAGGAATGTAGCCTCTCGGTAGGCGCAAAGGTTTACGACAACGTAGTTAACGCGTTCGAGCTCTCATTCGAGACTCAGAACCTCGAATACCAGACTCTCGCAGGGCCTCGCGCCGCGGGTGGATCTGAGACGGGAACCCTGTCGATCACGTTCGCCTACGACTCGGCCGATACCGATTCCCTGTTCGACGCCCTGTGGACCGCCGCGGGAACGTCGATCGCCTACGTCGCAACCGTCGGGGCCTCGACCTACACGGGTAACGCGATCGCCGTTCGCCCGGGTACTGCCGCAAAGGCCGGGGAGATCGTCGAGGTTTCGGTCGAGCTCGCACTCGACGGTATGCCCGTGAAGGGCGCAAAGCCGAGCGCACCCGCCGCGGCTAAGACTCCGTAACAACAACAACAACGAACGGGAGAAACCCCCAATGAGAATGACATTCGCACTCGACCTCGGTAACGGGGTAGAGAACGTCGAGGTCGGGCCGATGGCGATTATCGGTTGGGAAACCGAGAACCGCACAAAGGTATCGAGGCTCGCACAGGAGGGATTCGGTATCACCGATATGACCGACCTCTCGTGGCGGCAACTCCGGCTCGAAAACCGAACCGAGCTCGACCTCGACGGGTTCCGTAAGGCCCTACGCGATATCGACCCGGTGGTCGATATGGACCCTACGTAGCCCCGAAAGGTTCCCTAATGCGGGTCGTAGCCGAGATCGCCGTCGAAACGGGGATACCCGTACAGGCCCTCGAAAGCCTCTCGGGGGATTGGCTCGGAACGCTCGTAGACGTAATCAACACACGTAACAAGTAGGAAGGGGCGCACGCCGTGAGTAACACACCACAGGTTTACGGCGTGCGCGAAACCCTCGAAGAACTCCGACAGATCGACGGGAAATTGCGCCTCGCCGCTATGTCGAAGATGCGCGGCGCGTCGAAGCCTCTCGTAGACGCTATCAACGCGTACGTACCGAATGACGCCCCGCTCTCAGGGTTCGAGCACAACGGCCGCACAGGATGGGGCAACACGAAAAAGAGCCTCAAGTTCCGGGCGAAGGTCGGCGGCCGGAAGGCGAAGCACCGCGACGAGTGGCCGCTCGTCGTAATCCGTAACGACTCCGCGCCCGTATCCATTTTCGATATGGCCGGGACGGGGATTCTCGGGGCGGCCCTTTCGGGTCGGTTCGGCCCCGCGTCGCGTGCCGCGTGGCGTCCCGAGGATCAGCTCATACGCGATACGCAGGCCGCCGTGCTCGCCGCGATCGAGGTCGAGTCAAAGAAGATCAACGCGAATCTAGTCACACGCCCGGGAGGTGCCTACTAATGGCGATCGTCGTTCCCATTGTCAGCGAATGGAACCCCAAGGGCCTCGAAAAGAGTATGGCCGATTTCCAAAAGGCCGAGGGCGGTTGGGCAAAGGCCGGGGTAGCGGTCAAGAAAGCCGCCATACCCGCGGCGATCGCACTCGGGGCACTCACCGCCGCCGCGTATGACTTCACGAAAGCGGCCGTAGAGGACGAGAAATCAGCCGCCACTATGGCCGCAAGCCTCGCCAAGACTACGGGCGCGACAAAGGCTCAGATAGCCGCGACGGAAGATTGGATATCGGTCCAAGGGAAACAACTCGGGATCGCCGATGACGATTTGAGGCCCGCACTAGCCAAGCTAGCGACGGCTACCGGGGACGTGGCAAAGGCTCAGGAACTCGCCGCGCTGAGTATGGATATCTCGGCGGCGACCGGGAAGGATTTAGCCTCCACTAGTTCGGCTATGGCAAAGGCGGCAGCGGGTAACGCTAGCGCGCTAAAGAAAATGATTCCCGGACTCGACGAGGCCGTGCTCAAGTCCGGCGACCTTGCCGCGATCCAAGCCGAGGTAGCGTCCAAGGTCGGGGGAGCGGCCGACGTTGCCGCGAACACAGCCGCGGGCAAAATGCAACGCTTCACGCTCGCAATGGACGAGGCGAAAGAGTCGATAGGTTACGCGCTCCTG